TCGCGACGACGCCAGCCCCTTGCGCGGCGACAATCGCCCCCGCCGCAATGTTCGCCGGGAAGGGAAGCGACAGGGCGCGCGCGACGCCGGTCTGAATTGCGATGATCGCGGAGGCAATCGACGCGGCCTTCTCGATTGCAAACAGGGCTTTGTATATGCCGGACTGCTCTCCCGCGAAGGTCTTCGCCAAGCCCGCCAAGCCGCCGAAGAGCTGCTCTCCCGCCGCGAGCTGCATTTGCATTGACGTAGCGCGGATTTCCGCGAGTTGATCTTCGGTCGCCTGTTCAAGTTCGAGCCTCCTGATCGCGTATTCTTCGCGCGTGATCGCCTCTTCTTCGAGCCCCTCCTTCAGCGCTTCGAGCTTCGCTTCGCCAGCCGCGCGAACGCGCTCGGCTTCGCTGTCTGAATATTCGCCCTCGCCGAGTAGCTGCGCCCGAATGTCGGCCACGGTCGCGGCCTGCTCTTCTTCAAGAAGGCGGATCGCTTCGGATTTCCGGGCGGCGTCCTTGATTTCGTTTTCGATCGCCTCGCGGCGGGCTTCATATTCGCGCTCGATAATTCCAATCGTAAAGCCTGCCAGCTCGTCGCGCCGGTCCATAAGATCGGAGATTATGTCTTGTTCCGACTTCGCCTGATCCGCCTTAATTTTGCTCTTCTCGACCTCGCGGTCGACGAAGGCGTCGAAGTCCTTGTCGTCAGCCTCGCGAATATCCGCGAGCTGGCTCGAATACAGGTCGTTTGCCTTCGTGCGAAGAGCCGCCTTCGCAGCCTCCGATCCGCCCGCCTTGTCGATTGCCGCGAGCTGCTCTTCGAGAACGCGCGCGATCTGCTCTCGCTGGCTTTCGAACTGGCCACGATATGCGCTCTTTAGATCGTCTATCGCCTTCACGGCGTCCTTGTCAGCTTCCCCTCCGCCGCCCCCGCCGGTCGACGTCGACTTCGGCTTGAACGCGCTGTCAGGCGCGTCAAGAAGTCGGCCCCGCTGTTCAGTCGCGCGAGCTAGTGCGGCCTGAAGTTCCTTCGTCAGTTCGATCTCTTCGGCGATCCGCCCGTTTGCTCGTGCCGCATTCTCCGCGCCGCCGAACGCCTTTACAGGCGAGTTCGCGAGAGCCGCAAGCTCTTCCATTTTGTCGGCTGATTTGGACAGCTCCGCGTTTAGCTCTATGATCCGGACGGTCGCCACGTCAATCGCGCCCTGGCGCGCGGCCTTGCCGGTCGCCTCCATCTCTTCGCGTATCTTGCGATACTTTTCGGGGATCGGGTCAAGGGCGTCGAGAACGTCGACGGCCCCGTCTTTTATCGCGCCGAACGGGGCCGGAAGGAGCGCGTCGATTGCGTCCATTTCTTCGCCGATGGCGGCGAGCTTCGAGCGCGTTCGTTCGAGCGGTGTTTCGGTCTTGCCTGCCTGAATTGCCATGTAGGCAAGCGCGCCAGCGGCGGCGGCGACGCCGATGATCAGACCGACAGGGCCGAACATGAAGGCGGACGCGGCGCGTAGGATCGACATAGCGCGAGCGGTCGCGGTCGCGCCGACTGCGATTGAGTTCAGGCCGTTGACGATAGAGAGCGCGGCTTGTGCGCCGAGCGCGCCAGTGAGCGCCGCCCCGGCGACGATCAGCGCTTCGCCGAAGCCCTCGACGTCGTCAGCGATAAAGTTGATCGCGTCGCCCATCGTCTTCGAAATCCCGGCGACCTGGCCACTTTCGTTCAGGTATTCCCCGACCTTCACCTTCAGGCGGTCGAAGGCGAGAACGGTCGCGTCGGAAGCGCGCGGGATCGTGACGGCGAAGGCTGCGTCAATGTCGGCGCCGCTCTTCAGGATTGCTTCGAAGACCTTCTTCCCGGTCAATTCGCCCGCCGCGCCCATGCCTTTCAGCTTGTCGGATGTGACGCCGAGACCCTTCGCGATACCTTCAAACAGAAGTGGCGCGTTCTCGCGGACGGATTTAAGCTCGTCGCCGCCGAGAATCCCGTTGAGAGCCTGACCCAGCTGCATGACACCTGCCGACTGTTCGCTTGCGGCGGCGCCGCCCGCCTCGAAGCTTCGGCTGACGATCTGCGTCGCCCTGGCGACATCTTCTTCGCTCGCCGCCATCTTGCCGGAAACGCGAAGCATCCGCGAATAAAGGTCGACATATGAAGAGATTTCAGCCCGGCTTTCGCGCGCCGCGTCCTGAATTTCGTTCAGCGACTTAGCCTGCACTCCGGAGATCTGCGACGATGACGCGAGCTTGTTGTTCAGGTCTGCCCATGCGTCAGTATATTTCACGACTTCGCGCGCGCCCGTGCCGAGCGCAATCGCGACAATGGCCCGGCGAACGTCTTTCGACATTTGGTTCGTCGAGTTCGTGATATTGCGGTTCATCTGCTGATAACGGCGCTCGACCTTATCGGCTGTCGTTTCTGTCAACCGCGCCTGACGACGCATCGCGCTTTCATAGCGCTTCATGTCGACGCGCAATTCGGTGATCAGAACTTCGATATCGTCAGCCATAGCGCGCGATCACCTCATCAAATTCATCATCAGTCGGCGCCGGCGTGGAACTGACACCTTGTGACCTTAGCCAGCCGTCAGTTGCGACGGCGTATTCCCACAATGAACAGGCGTTGACTTCCGAAGGCGTCAGACCTGCGGCGAGACCGGTTCCGAAATAGGCGGACCATCGAAGCTTGCCCCTGGGTAGGGGTTCGGCGCCAGCTGGTCCGCCGTCGGCTTTTCCGGCGGTGCATCTTCCAGGCCTTCAGGCGCACCGAAAAGCGCCGCCGATAGGATGACCTGGGCAAACAGAGCGTTCTGGCCTAACGGCTGATCGTCGACGTTATTGATCGTCAGCTTCAGCGCGTCGGTCACTGACGCCCCTCCGCCAATAAGACCCAGGCGGATCGTCTCGCGAACGTCATTGACGCGCCAGGAACCACCTTCAAGCCGTGAAAGGATGAAAGGCGGACCGGCGTCGCACTTCTCTTGAAGTTCGATCAGCTGTTTGATCTTCAGGGCGAAGGTGTGTTCACCATCGCCCCAGTTGATCGATATTTGCCCCGCGCGCGACACGCTTAGGCCTGCGCGGCTTCGGCGACGACGCCGTCCGAAACGAGCGTAATCGAAACGGTCGCTTTTTCCTTACGGTTGCCGCTGATCTCAAATTCGGTCAGGTGAAACGCGCCTGACAGGACATACGCGCCCGAAAGACCGTCAGCGATCACCGCTTGAACATTCTTATTCGCGGCGGCTTTGAGCCAGGTCAAATAGGGGCCGATGTCGGCGCGGTTCATGAGACCTTCGCCGCTGATCGTGTAGGAAATCGCGTCTTTCTCGCGTTCCGTCCAGGCGGGTGCGTCAGGATCGGCACAATCAGGCACAACGCTGTCGACGGTCGTCACTGACCCCTGAATAGACCGGGAAGAGTTGATCAGGCACGGGTGAGAGAATACTTCGGGATCGGCCCCGTCGCCGATCTTGACTAGAATTTTTGAACCGTTGAAGGTTTCGACTTGTGCCATTGTGTGAGCCTCGCGCGTTTATGGACAGGGTTAACCTGCAACGCTGAGTATGCGCTTTAGGCTGTCGCTTCGATTTCGGTTTCGAGTTCGATCACGCCGTGCCGAATGCCGTTTCGCGGGTCGCGCATATACCGTTCGCGATCCGGGAAGCATGAGACGCACCGGACATCCGTCGAGACAGCGAAGCCGTCTTCTGTTTCAAGCGCCGAGATCACCGCCGCGCCGATGTCCTTACACGACGCGAAGCCTTCCTCTTTCGTCCAGATGTGAACCGCCAGGCGGACAGTCCGCGCCGATAGAAACTGAACGGAAGCGTCGACGCCAGTATCTTCGCCGATCGTCAGATATGGGAAGGTCGCCGTCGGATCAGGACCGCCGAGAATGCGGGCGTCATGCGATCCCAGGACCGCCGTCACGCCTGCGTCAGCTTCGAGAAGCGCGCCGACAGCGTCCTGAAGGTCTGAAAGGCTTATCATGCTTCCTTGATCCCCTTACGCATTGCACGCGCCATGCGTGACTTAAAGCGCGGCCTGAGAATGCGATAGTTCACGAAGAAGAAAGGGTGCGCGGGCTGATCGACCGTTCCAAACTCGACATATCGGGCATAAAAGCCGGATGACGCCTTAACGCCCGCGACGACACGCCAGATCAGGCCCGCCGAATTGCGGTCGGGGTAATATTTGATCGTGTCTTCAAGTTCGCCGCTGTCGCGAGGCGCGTCACGAATAGCCGCGTCCCTCAAAACTATCGCGTTCCGCTTCGCTGCTTCCGTCATCCGGCGCCGGACCGATTTCGGCATTCTCGCCGCTCTCGCCTTCAGTCGGTCCATGCCCTTCGTTTGTGCTGATATCTCCATGATCTTCGTCACCATCCTTCTGGGCTAGTCTGTATCTGACGCCTTGCGCCGTCGCCTTCGTCGCGCACTCGCGCGTCACATTGTAAGACTTCCCCGCCGCATAATTGACCGATATTCGACGGTCGGCTTCAGGGGTAAAGCTGAAAGGCTTGTCAAAAATTATGAAAGGCATATCAGCCCCCTTCCGTCGGTGTGCCAGCGTCGGCGCTTATGATCACGTCAGCCCGGCCTGTTTGCCTGTCGACGTGGCGAAGATCGTATATGACGCCCGACCTGGCATTGATCGCCCGATCGGATGTCGTAAGGCTCGCGAGCGCTGCGCAATCGCGAACGGTGATCTTGAAGTCTGAGACGCCGCGAACCTTGTCGCCGATCACCTCTTCCTTGCCGATCTTGTCGGCTTCGATCTTCGCCGCAACAGTCGCGAGGGTTGACCAGGCGGCGGACGTCTTGACGTATCCGCCTGTCACCGCGCCCTTGCGTTCGAACCGCACCAGGTCGCGCGCCTCGCCGGCCCTCATGCCGTGAAGCCGATCTTATAATTTTCGAGAAGCGCCGAAACAGCGAACGGCATTTCCTTCAGGCTGACAGCTGTTGCCGCCTCGCGTTCTTTGAACCAATGTCCGACAAGAAGTGAAACCGCTTGTTTGATCGGCGCGGGGACGTCGGCGGCATCCGCGAAGCCGGTCGTGTAAACGATCGTCATGGCGTCGGACCGATCGGCGAAGCTTGGCCAGCTAACGCCCGTCTTAGGCGTCACGGCCCATCCGAAGCCGTCGGTGTGAATGCGAAAGTCGGACGGTGTGAGCGTCTGCGACGCTTCGTCAGTGTCGAGATATGAGATTGAAACGATTTCGGTCGGTTCGCCTGTCAGCCATACGCGGCCGAAATCAGGCCCGCCGCAAACATGTTGCCAGTCCTGCGAAATCAGAGCCCGGCCAAGCCAGCCCGAAGGCCCATCAATCAATGCGAGCGCCGCGGCGATATAAGCTTCGATCTCGCCGTCTTCGTCACTCCATGAAACGCGAAGATGTGACTTCACGTCAGCCAGCGCGACCGCGACGGCCGGCGAGACTTCCGGAACGACTTTCACAACGGGTCGAAGTGTTCGCATCTTATTTGGTCGCCGTTTCTTTCTTCGGGGTCCGCTTAACGGTCTTTTCAGTCCTGGCGGCTTCGGCTTTCGCTTCCTTCGCGTCGACCGCGTAGCCCGCGCGGATCAGATCACGGCCGCGATCGTCCGGAACGATCACGACGCCGCTCTTCTTCGAGTATGCGAAGCCAGCGCCGCCGCAATTCTTGATAATGCGAATTTCCATGTCTTGCCCCTTTTTAGAGAAAGGAGCGGCGAGCCGAAGCCCGCCGCCCCAGGTCATCGCCCGGCCTTAAGCGGCGAGCATCGTCAATTTCTTGATCGCGGCGTTGTTCGTGCCTTCGCCGTCGATACGCTGATAGGCCATGAAGCCGACTTCGAGTTCGTTCATGAACTTTTCGTCGAAGCGAACCATTTTCAGGCCCGTGACCTTGCGAACAAAATACTTCGAGTGATCGCCGAAGAGGATCGGCGTCGCGCTCTCTGCGATGTCCGGCATGTCCTGATTGACGCGGTACGGCTTGCCGAGAAGCGTTCCAGGCTCACCCGAACGAATGTTCGCTTCCTGCCAGAGATAATTGTCTTGGCCGTCCTTCATCTTGCGGATCGTCGCAAGCGTCGTGTCGTTAAACTGCCAGAGACACTTCGGGGAAGACCGGTAAGCCGGATTGACCGAATGGAAGACGTCGAACAATTCATCGGACGCGATCGCTGTCGTCGCGGCGGACGTTTTGCCGGATGTGGCAAAGTTCAGAATGCCGTTCGGCTTGCTGGAACCGTCACCCAGCGTCAGAACGCTGTTGCAGGTGCGGCCAAGGCTCTCGCCGAACAGTTCGTTCAGCAGGGTTTCCATGTCCCAATTGCTATCCTGAAGAAGTTCGATCGACACGCGAACAATGCCTGAAGAATACAGATACGCGCCGAGTGTCTTCTGACCGATCGCCGGATCTTTAGAAGCGTCGTCAAGCGCGGCGGCGCCTTCAGCCTTCAGGTCACCGCGCTTCGCGGTATAGTCAAGGGTCGGCATTGTAATCGTGTTGCCAGTCGCCGTCGTGATGTGCGTCGCGACGTTCTCGCCGTCCATCATCGGTCCCCAGATCGCCATAGCTTTGTCGATCGTCGGCGCCATGTCCTGCGGGATCAGGTAACCGCCGGTCGAACCGGTGCCGCCTGCAAGCGCGCGCTCTTCAGGATCAAGGCCCCGCTGGTGCGCGCGGAAGACCTGACGTTCGTCGCCTGACAGTTCTGCCATGCCGAACTGAATAGCCTTGCGGAAGACGTCGCGATATTCTGGCGTCGCGTCGTCGTCTGAACGGGCGTCAGGTGTGCCAGGGTGCGGCCGGCGACTGCGTGTGTCGACGTCGCGGTTCCCGGCTTCTCGGCCTTCGGCTTCTTCCATCTTGACCAGGCGATCGATTTGAACCGAACGCTTGTCATATTCAGACATCGCTGCGTCGTGCTGGGTTTCCAGTTCGGCGGCGCGTTCGGCCGGTGTATCGTCCTTGATATCAGCGAGAAGCGAACGGGCGGACGCAAGCGTCGCCGTGTTCTTGTCGCGAAGGTCTTTGATCTGTTGCTTCGACATAGTCTGATTTTCCCTTGTCTATGTGCGGCGAGCCGTTAGGCCCTGTTTCATCTTCATTCGGAGTTTCCGCACATATGGCGGGACACCTAATTGCGACCGATAATCTTCCAAGGCGCGAAGGCCGATTTCGGTCTTGTCGTAAGCCGGGTTCGTCACGATAGAGACATCGAACAAGCGGGCTTCAGTGATCTTGCGAAGCGGAAGGTCTTCGTTTTCGCGGTCTTCCCATTCCTGAACGGTCGGAAGGAAGGCGATCGACATCTTGTCGAGATCCCCGCGCTTCATCTTCGGGACGATCCGCGCGACGTCGGGGTCGGTGCCGTCCAGTTCAGCCGAGATATGCAAGCCGCGCTTATCTTCCTTCAGCTTCAGCGTTCCGGCCCGCGTCCTGGCGAGCGGCAAGCCGTCATGGTTCACCAGGAAGACGACGTCGTCGCTGTTCTTCAGGCTTTCGCGGAAGCATCCGGCGACGAAGACTTCGCGGAAATAGTCGCCGATGACGGCTTCTTGTCCGAAGACGGAAGCGTAACCTTCGACCTTCGGGTTCGCGTCGCCGTCTTCGGTGCGGATTTCCAGCGGGACGGTCAGCCCGCGAAATTCACGTTCTTTGTTCATATTGCCACCAGCCTTTTGCCGTCGGGTTTATCTTGCCAAGGTCCGCGCCCGGCTTCCGAACTGATTTGATCAGCAGATCGGCCGCAAGTCGGTTCCTGGTCACGCATTGCACAAACGACTTTAGGGCTGTCGCGTCGGTTTCGACGACGCGGAGTTCGTCGCTCGTCAGTGTCTTGTCGAACATCAGGACGACCCCGGCTGCGATCAGCTGGACCTGACGCCAGGCGGGAAACTCGGCGGTGATCCGGCGCTCACGTTCTGACACGATCCGGCGGACCAGGCTTTCGACTTCCACCGCCCTATGATCGACGTTGAACTCTTCGAAGCGATGCGGGTCCGGCTCACTCATTCGGATCGCCCCCGCTGCCGTTATCAGCCTTCGGCGTTCCCGAACCTGCGACCGCGTCTTTCTGAGTCTTCAGCGGCATGTTCGCGCCCTGAATGTAGAGTTCATCGCCGCCCGTTAGCGCCTCGCGATTGTCCAGCGCGCGCGCCTCGTTCGGCGTCAGCTGTCCGGTCGAGATCGCCTTCGCGTTGCCTTCCATGCGGGTTCGATAGTCACCGCGAAGCAGGCCGTCGACGTTGAACTTGATATAAGTCGCCTTCCTGCCACGGCCGATCAGCTTCAGGTTCAATTCCTGTTCAACCTGATTGATCCAGCGGTTCAGCGTGTGCTTCACGAAGTGAAGGTCTTCTTGTTCAGCGGTCGATTTCGTGCCGTGCGAAAGGTCTTGAAGGAAGGTCGGCGGAAGCGAATAAATCCGCGCGATCTGTTCAACACACCAGCGTTGCAATTCGACTAGCTGCATTTCGGACGGATTGAAGCCGAGCGGCTTGACCGTGTAACCGATCGGCATAGCAAGCGCCTGGCGACCTTGTTTGTAAGCCTTCGCGATCGACTTCGTCAGGTCGAAGCTTGCGCGTTCGGCCGTCTCTTGCGACTTGAAGGCACCTTCCATGATCAAGGGCGGAAGGCCCCCGTTATTGAAGACCTTCGCGCCATATCGCATTGCGCCGATCGACAGGCCGATCGCTTCGGCGTTCTTCGTGATCGGGCTAATGTGCGTGATCTGATCCGACTTCAGCATGAAGGGGATGTCGATGACATTTTCGGCGTCATAAACGACAGTCTTGTTCGTGCCTGGAACCGTGTAATGATATGTCTTGTGAAGATTTCGGTCCATCTTGACCGACGTCGCGCTTGCCGCCATCGGGAAGAGATTGACCGGATTTCCGGCCGCGTTGCGCTCAATATAGGCCAGCCCGCGCCCTTCGGAAAAGACCTGACCGAAAAGGAAATTCCGGAAGTCGAAAGACGTCATTTCGTCGTTCGCAGCCTTGCCTAGCATGTCGGACATCGCGCCGTTTACCCGTTCCGCGCCGCCGCTCTTCTTCCGATATACGTGAAGCGGAAGCGACGACATGGTTCCCGACAGGAAGTTGACCGCCGCGAAGACGGCCGGAACTGTCAGCGCGTTGTCGACCTTGACGACGATCCCGGTCGAAGATCGGCCCATCCCTGCCGACATGCGGTCAAGCCAGCCTAGCGTGGCGTCGGTCACATTATCCGGCATGTCGTCGCGCTTCTCGCTGCGCTGCCCCAGGCCGATGCGTGTCAAAATATTCATTCGGTCAATCCACCAGGCTAAATTCTGCGTCTTCCCACGGGTCCGACACCACTTCACCGGTCACACCGGCCTTCGCAGCGCCGACAGCCATCGCCAGGGCGACAAGACCATCTATTCTGGCGGTTGCTTTGTGTTTGTCGAAATGCCAGTCGCCCGTTCCCGCCGTGTTGTGACGCACCACGGCTGACGATACGTTCCAGTTCAGCACGCGATTATACTGGATCGTGATCCGGCCTTCGACGAAGGCGTTTTCAAGTTCCTGACAGCTGCCCGGCATCCATAGCGGATTGTCGACCTTCTTGTGCGTGTTCGGGTCGGTCATCATCTGGCGCCGGAAGCCCTGCGGATGTTCGATAAGCGGCGGTTCATAGCCGCGCTCGCGCAAGACCCGTTCAAGTTCTTTGTGCCTGTATCGGTCATAGGCGATCGCCTGAAGGTCGAAGTTCGCCTGAAGCCATCGATAATGATCCGCGATCGGCCCCAGCTGGATCACCTTCCCTTCAGTCAAGTGAAGGTCGCCGACATCGGCCCAATGATCATATCGAACCTTGTCCTTGTCGATTGACGCCTGAAGCCCTTCTCTCGGTTTCCAAAAATCTACGAAGGCCCAATAGTGAACCGCCTCGCCGACATGGTACGGGATGACGGTCGCGTTCGCGGTTAAGTCGGTCGTGAACGACAGGTCGGACGCCGCATAAGCCTGCATTCCGGCGCACTTGGCGCGAAGGTCTTCCTTCGTCAGAAGCCGCTGATAGACGTCGTGCGTCATCCAGGCCGTGTCGCTATCGGTCCAGCGACAGAAGTTCAGGCGAAGAACGTCGTTCTGTTTCGACGGTTGCGCCCGCGCCGCGTTCACCCGCCCGCGAAGATATGAGTTCTTGATCGTATGACCCAGCGACGGGTTCGCCTTCGGCCAGCAAGCTTCGTCGGCGAATGGATCGTCGTCCCGATCCAGCATCGAAATATAGCTGAAGAAGCGGTCGGCGGCGTCCTGGTCGCTTTCGTCGAAGGTGCCTGTCGCGACCGAATAGGCGTAATCATGCATATCGCCGCACGGCGTGACCTTGTTCTTCCCGCTGTTTGTGATCACGAAGAGAAGCGGGCTTTCGCGTCCCTTGAAGCCGGCTTCGAGCATTTCCAGGGCGTCGGCTGTCGCGTGTTCGTGATATTCGTCGATCAGGGCGCAATTCGGACGCGGACCAGAAACTGCTTCATCCTTCGACAGCGGCTTGAAGATCGAAGCGCTTTCGATATGCGTCCATTGCCACACAGGGTTGCCGCCCGAAGATGTCAGCCGATCCGCCAGATCAGGCGATCGCCTGATCATCGACGTCGCATCTTTGAACAGGATCATCGCTTGCGACTTGATCGTTGCCGCTGCGTAAACTTCCGCCGACGCGACGCCGTCCGCGATCATGCAATACAGACCGACGCCAGCTGAGAGCGGACTCTTTCCCGCCCCCTTCCCCGTCTCGATATAGGCTGTTCTGAAGCGCCGAATGCTCTTTTTCAGTTCGGGGTCGAAGAAATACCAGCCGAAAAGAGACCCGACGATAAAGGATTGCCAGTCAAGAAGCTTGAAGGCGATCACCTTGTTATCAGCTTCGACAGTCAGGACGTCTTCGAAGAAGTCTATCGCCCATTGCGCCCGCTCCGGATCGAATGTCAGTCCGCGCGCCGCCCCGTCCTTCAGGTCTGACAGGTGCCGGGCACATTCTCCCCGAACCGCCGGGCCGGCGAGGATCAGACCTTCAGTAACAGCGCGCGCGTATGCTGTCGTCGGGTTCTCCGGCGGCTTCTTTTGTCTCGGCTTGGCTTTTGCCCTAGGCTTTTTTGACGAAATATTTTTCATTCGGGTTCTTCTTGTCGGCGTTCAGGTCGGTGCGAAGTCGGGTTCGCGACGACGGCGTCATTCCGAACTCGACGCAAATCTTCAAGATTTGATCCATCGCAGACTTCCGAACCGCGACCCCCGGATGAATGCGGGTCATTATTCCGCCGACTTTGGTTTCGACGTCCTGATAATTGCCGCCGTTCTCTTTTAGAACCTTCGACGCCTCCATGAAATCGGCGATCGCCTGGCACATAAGCGCCGCCGTCGTTTCATCCGGACGCTTCGAAACGCCGGGGATTGCCTGGATCAGACCCGTTACATAGTCCCAATGCGCGCGAGCTTCTTCTGAAACAAAGTCCGGACACTGATCAAGTTCGCCGGTCGGTTCCGGAAGGTTCGTCGGTATGGCTCGCTTGCCGGGGTTGCCCATAACGATCTTTAATGCTGTCGGTGTCGCTTTTCTGCCTGCCATAATGTCAAAGTCCTTTCACGTGATAAAAATGCGTCAATGCGCGCGAATG